GATCACGGGATTCAACAGGTCATCAAGACTGTCAACGCCCGGAGTGGTCACTCCCAAGATGTCCAGGATCTGAGCCAGCGCATCTCCTGAGATCATGGTGGTGGCATTGTATGCCAACAACTGTAGTTTGTCAAATTCATTTTGTGTGAGACCTGTGGGGTTGTTTAGTCCCACTCGATTGTCATTTACCAAGTTGGCAATGTCAGCCGACGACAGTCCCATGCTAATCAAGGCATTTTGTAAATCAGGAACAGTGCGGCCTCGAATACCAGCCACGGCAGATATTTGTTGTATGAGTCCAGCCGGTGTGCCATACAAATCTAACTTGCTCATGTTCCACAAGTTACCTTGGTTGGCCAAGTCAATTCCAAAACTGGGCAAGTCAGTACTCATGCTGGCTATGTTGCCTGTTACCAAATCGTCCATGTTGGTAAACAAGGGTCCAAGATATTGATTGGCATTGACCGCGCTGTTGATATACTGATTGGTGCTGGTAATGTACCCTTGCATGGCCACAAATCCTTGACTGAACTCGCCAGCATCACCATTGCCGAGATAGGCCGCACATGTTTGTTCTATCAGATTTGAAAATCCCGAAGGGTCAAGAGTACTGCCATCTACTGCGCCAAGATAGTTGACGAGATATTCACTGTTCAAGTATGGATAGGTTCCTACAGGACTGGCAGGAATACTATTGCCCAGAGCTGGACACACTGTGGAGCCAATACTCAACAAACTGGTCAGTGTAGATTGTGTGGCAAAACTCTGTGCTTTGTAAAAACTCACTGCCGCAAGAAAATTACTGATCACTGTGGTGGCATTGAAAGACTGAATGGCTGTGGCCAAGGCAGCCGGAAATGGTCGTAGTCCTTGATTTTGCAACAAGGACACAGCGGCGGTCAGTTGTAGAGGACTAAGAATACTGGGCATTATCCTGCCCTTACATCAGCACTGCCACCAGCACGGGCATGTCCACAAGTGTCTGAACATCCAGTTGTTACTATAGGTATACCACCTGCACGAACTGTGCCATTGCCACCTGTGGTACTAGCCGCGGCATGTGGTGGATGTGGTCTTCCCCAAGGTGCATGAGCACTCACAGGATTTCCATTTACAGTAACAGGGCTACCATTCACACGCACAGAGGCAACACCGCCAGAGACTGTACCCCCTGCACCGTTCGCATCACCATCTCGCTGTACTGCTGGCATTTTATCCCAATATAAGTTTTTTGTCCGGAACTTTGATGCCTGTGGTTGCTTCAATGTATTTCATTTTGACAGCGTCTTCAGCATAGGCATAAAGTGATATGCTGTTGATATTTAGTTGTATTTCTCGCTTGATATCTGCGGTAAACATTGAGGGCACAAGACCCATGCCCTGTGGCCCTGGGGCCACGCTCACAGGGTCGCTGATTGTGATCCATTCTGTGCCGGGTTTTTCAACACGAGCGATCAACTCTTCTCCGGAGTTGAGTTTGAAGGTGTACACTTGGTTTTGATCAAATTGCATTTTAAACTTTCTGTATAACGAGTTGGTAGTTAATCATTTTAACTTCTATGTGCTTTTGAAACATGTTCACAAAAGCATCTATAGACATTTTGGGACGGTCCAATGAGTCTGTGGCTGCCATCCAAAGATAGTCATCAAAGATCATGTATCCGTTCTTTTTCAACAACCCAAATGCCATCACAGCATCTGCCAGTACAGCATCTGCGCTGTGACTTCCGTCAATGTAGATAAAATCAAATTGTTTGTTTTCTGTTATGAGTTCAGCCAAGGCATAAAAACTCAAGGTTGGCATGAGACGGATTGTTTGATCAGGCGTTCGGGCCAAATCAGTGTTGTGGCGAAACACTTGCTCAATCAAGTTTGGCGGAGGTGGTTGATCATTCTTAAAAGCACTGAGAGGGTCATTTGCAAAAGGATCTATGCAGGTGATCGTGCCATCTTCGGTCAGTAAGTTTTCCAACATCCAACAGGTACTACGACCTTCGTGACAACCAATCTCCAGTATTGATGCTGGAAGTGAATCCATTTGTTCTTTGGTATATTCAAAATTTAATAGGCCGTTTGAGAACCAATCAGCAGTGAAAAATTTGTTGGTATTGAAATCTGGTATTTGTTTTTTCAGCCAGTCTAGTGTTACATCGCTGGCGTTAAACAAGTCTTTGTCTGAGTTCATTGAACCCTCCCACATGAGCATCATCTAAAAAGATTTGCGGTAGTGTGCGAGCGGTTGGTACTGCTTCTAATAGTTGTTCTCGGGTCCAGTCTTTGGACACATTTCGTTCTTCATATTCAATGCCTCGGCTTTCAAGCAGTGCTTTGGCTTGAACACAATAAGGGCACTGGTCTTTTGACCATACAATTGCTTTCATATTTTCTCCTTGTTATAGTTCAGGTAATTCTTCGTAATCAATTGAGTCACTCATGACGCCAATAACATAGTTAGTTGACTCGTTCTCTTGCAGTGCAGTTTGTTTCTTGCTGGTATCCACGTGCTTGGTGAACCAAGGAATAGGTGTTGAACGTGGATGGTCTTCAGTATACTTGATGCCAATCTCTTTGAGTGCATTGAATGCTGTGAAGTCCACAAAGTCTTTGAGAATCTGTGCGTTGAGTCCAATCACAGGACCTTTCTGGAACAAGTAGTCAGCCCAGGCTTTTTCTTCACGGATCACGTCAAGATACATTTGATACACTTCTGCTTCGCATTCTGCTTTGGCGGCGGCAAAACGTGTGTCCTCTTTGACCACTTGATTGATCAACCAGCCGGTCCACTCTTTGTGTAGCATTTCATCCTGCAATATCAACTGAATGATGTTGCCATTACCAATAAAAATCTTGTTCTCTACCATGGCCAGGCTTGTGGCAAAACTTACCATGAAGCGGAACGCTTCTAATGCGTAACTTGCATTCAGTGCCAACCAAATGGCCTTGATATGTTCGCGTTCAGCAAACTCTTCTAACAACTCTTTACGGCAATTGATCATGTGTAATCGATCATAGTAGTTGCCAACTGAACTGGCCATGTCCACAATCTCTTGTGTGTCATGGATGGTGTTGAACACATCCTTGGGCACGTTGTAAATGTTGCGAATGATGTGACTGTAACTTCTTGAGTGAATGTTGGTTTCAAAGAATGTCCAGTTGTAGACCAAACTTTCTAGTTCAGGAATTGAAACAACAGGTGTAAAGATTTGACTGGGGCCACGTCCTTGCAGACTGTCTAGTGCTGTTTGACGCAACAGATTGCTGGTAAAGATATGCTTGACAGTGTCACTTGCATCCTTAAAGTCTTGTGCATCCTTGGTCAACGAAATCTCTTCTGGTACCCAAAAGAAGCCACGTGCTTCTTGTTCGTACTTGACCAGTTTGTTGTACTTGACTTCTTCAAATCGTTGAATAGTCACTGGCCCTGCTGGATCCAAGAACATCTTGCGACTGAGATAATCTGTTTTTGTTTTTAAATTGTATTGTTGTTGACTCATTTGTGTTTTCCTGATGCAAGTACTATCTTGCAAATATGTTCTAATCTCTCTATGTGCTCATAGGCACGCCATGGTGTGACATCAATGGCCACAACTCCATGTCCTTTGATACCCACAATATCAAACTGGATATTGCCCTCTTGATCCAGGCCTAAATTACGATGACACTCATCTGCAAGTTCTTGACTGATGGGTGCCACATCTCCCACATTGGGTGCCACTCGTGTGTAACGATTGAGTTCTGGAAAACTATCGCTGACAGTGCTTAGGTCAATACCAGCATGCATGGCCGCAATGCAATAGGTTGGATGAACGTGTACAACTACACGGACTTCGCCAGCATGCTGTCCCATTTCTTGTTGTAGACCAAAGTGTAGTGGAATTTCTCCACTGGGTCTTAAATTAGCACTGATGTCAGTGTAATATTCTTCTTGCCAGGATTTGGTCAAGAAAGGAGGAGTAGCACTGATAGTGTCAATTATTTTTATTTTTTTAAATTGATCAGGTTGTAGTGTTTGTTTACGTACACCTGATGGTGTGATATAAAAATGATCACGGTCGTGATGACGTATAGAGATATTGCCATCTCTACTGGTTATCCAATTGCGTTTGTACGCATCTACTAATATGTCACAACAGGTTTCTAACATGTTAATTGTTCCAGTGTCTGACAACGCCGGCAATAATGAAACAGCAGGTTACCACATGTATTGCTACCCAAAAGGTTTTTAGAAACAACGCAAGACGTGCTTCTCGCAAGGTGAGAATAGGCACATCCGGACGGTCATGGTCTGACTCGCCCATTAGGTGTCCTGTGGCTCTGGCCCAGATTCTTTCTATGCTGTTCATAACTTGCAGGCCTCACAGTCTTCACCTTCAAGATCAAAGTCAATGATCTCTAGTGGGGCCGCTTCGGCAGTTTGTTTTGATCCTGCCTTGTTGATCAAACTGTAATAGAATGTCTTCAGTCCCCAGTAATGTGCCTGCATCAAATTCTTGGCAATCAATGTTGTAGGGACTTTACGATCAGCAAAGTGCGCTGGGTTGTAGAATGTGTTGGTACTGATACTTTGATCTACATAGGCTGCAAGCACAGCCGCGGTCTTCAAGTAACCATCACAGTCTTTTTGTGCCCACATCATTTGATACTTGTTCTTGAGTTTGTGATACTCAGGTACAACTTGTGTAAGGGAACCTGCTTTGCTTTCCTTGACTGAAATAAGGCTCATGGGCATTTCAATACCATTGGTGCTGTTAATAACAACACTAGAACTTTCAACAGGAGCAATTGCCATCAGTGTCGCATTGCGCACACCATAACCTCTCATGTCAGCACGTAGACTTTCCCAGTTCAGTTCA